CCTTGTTGGCTCGGCAGCGCGTCGAGTAGAGGGCGAGAGGGCAAGGCCACTGGTAGTGCAACCGAAGGCCGACCTTCTTCATCCCAGACTGAGCGTTCTCGCAATTCAAGCTGGCGACACTGCCCGACCGTTGGCTCTCCAACACCTGACCTGTCCAGACCACGGAATACTGCTCCCCAGCCAAGAACTCCGCCGGGTCGTCTCCGTTGGGCTTGTGGGACTGGCGCACGATCAGGCTGACCACACGGCCCGGCGGGAACTGCCGGAAAAGCAAGGCCACGTCCGAGGTCATGGGGACCTGCACTTTCATTGACTGGGACTCGCCGCGACCTTCGGTCTTCACGTTGTCCCGGGTGATCGCTATGGGCTCATACGTGACGCCGTCATAGTCGATGGCTTCGTGTGCATCGGTGTACCCATAGACGCGCCCTGAGTTGTCCCCGTACTGAAACAGGAACAGCTCAAAGGGTTGTCCGCGATCTGCGCTCTCTTCGTAGTTTTGTACGGCCATGGATCACTCTGGGTCTGGTGCATAAAGAATCGTTATTGGTAGCGTTATCTCACAATTTTGCGTCGTCAACCATTGGGCACCTATCACATCGGAGTTGAGGCGGGCATATGCGAGCCAGAAAATCCGGGTGCTTTCCTCAATCGGGTTGTCCCAATCGTCCACAGTCGTGACCGTCGCATCGGCTGCCCCGGTAACGCTCGTGACCCTATTCGCTTGGTGCCCACCGTCAGGCCAGAACGCCACCATCGCCCGGTACAGGGGGTTGCCGTCATAGGCTGCCGCGAAGTCAGGGCCATCCACCTGAAACGTGTTATCTCCTACGACAACGGTCTCAGAGGGTTGGATGTTGCGGGACCACACGGGAGCCCAAAAGGCGTTGCGCCGACCGCGCTGACGCATGAAGAAGTCCACCAGCTCGTGCGCCTTGTCGAAAGACATTCCGGTATACCCGCACTGCACTGTGAGCTGCGTGGCCCGACGATACGCTGCCATGAAGTCCCGACCGAGACCGGGGTCCAGAACGTCCCGGGGCTCTGCAAAGTCCAAACTCACCGTGTCGCGCCAGTTGGGCTTCTTCAGGAACAGCTCACGGCCCTCGAAGGTCTCCAACGGAGTGTTGCTGAAGGTCTCGACCTCGGTGCCGGGGATCACCTCTAACCGGATGCGCGGTTGTTTGATCGTCTCTGTGATCGCGGTCACGGACAATGTGTCAGGGAACCTCGCTTCGAGGGCTTTGTGGACCACGGTCGCAACGTCGTACTCGGTCGAGATCGCCTCTTCCACGGTCACCGTAGTGGCCGTCGTAGCACTCACCGTTAGAAGGTCCTCGTGCGTCCCTGTGGTGGCGATGACCTTGACGCCGTCCACGATCCAGAAGGGCACCGCGTCGAAGGTCAGCACGCTAGACCCAGAGGCCGCCACGGCGGTTGTGCGGGCCTGCAACCACTCGGCCCGTGTGAAGACAGGCTCGATCATGCTCTTGGCCATGTCGGCTTCGAGACGGGCTGCTGCGCCCCGACGCAAGTTGGAGGCCACCTCGGTCGCCTGCCGGGCTACTTGCCGTCGAGCTGTCCGCTGTTCGGTGCCGTCCCGGGATGTGAAAACCTCAGTCTTGAAGCCATACTCAGCCAAGACCCCGTTGGACCAGTCTGCGCGTAGTGGCAGGATGCGTGCGTTGCGTGTGAGCATTATCCAATGGCCGCCTTGATCTCTGTCCGGGAACCCCGGATCGCGTTGACGAGAACCTTAGCACCACGGCGCGACGAGAGCGCCCGGTCCATGACCTCTTCAGGGTCGAAGGTGTTGATGATGGTCGTGCCACCGTCAGAGGACTTACCGGAGCCGCCGCCACCGCCATTGAGCATGTGCCGTGGGTCGTCCCGTGTCAGCATCTCTTCGCCCTTCTGAGCGATGATAGGCACCTCGTCGGGTGAGAGGCCCACGATACCGCCTGAGTGCATCCTACGGGCCGCAGCGAAGGCCCCGGGGCTCACCTGACGTGTCTGGTTACCAGAGCCAGCTCGCTTAGAGCCGATCAAACCGCCCGTGTGCGCTGCACCAACCCCGATCAGGCTGCCGAAGCTCGTGCCGCCAAAGGCTGATCGCAGGGCGTTGAAGATCGCCTGCTGGATGATCATGCGTGCGATCTGCAACAGGAAGTCTGAGGCAAACTTGAGGAAGGCGTCTCGTGCTGCTTCCCCTACGCTCTGGCCTTCAGCAACCGACTTGGCGAAGGTGTCAAAGGCCGAAGCCAGACCGTTCACGAAGAGGTCACCGACCCTGTTCCACTGAAGGTATGCGTTGCCAGCTTCAGTCCCAAAATTCTGGGTCTCAAGGCGGGCCACTTGCAGCTTCTCGATAGCCGCCTGTGCCTCGGGTCCACCGACCGCTGCCCACATCGCCTTAGCGTTGTCGATGGCAGCCAGAAGCTCTGCGTTGATCTCACCGATCCGCAGCTTCAGGTTCTCTGCCTGCTCGGCGTCCCCGTTCTTGTTGGCGAGGACGAGCTGCTGCTGAAGAGCTTGGCGCTGCTGCAACAGGTTGTTGACCGCTTCCTCGGCCTTCTGGGCTTTTTCCTTCTCGGTGGTCGCTTCCTTCTGAGCTTCTTTCAGATCGAAGAGACGGCCCGTCTGCTCGGCGATTGCGTCCAGCTCGGCTTGCGTGATGTTGGGATCGTTCGCCTTGGCTTCCCGGATCGCTGCTTCGATCTCGGCCTGACGTTCTTTGCCAGCGTTGACGAGCTGCTGCTGCGCAACTTGGAACTGTCCCTGCTGAATCTGCTCCTGCGTGGCTGCGCGTTCTTTCTCCCGCTCTTCTGCGGCACGCTCAGCTTCCCGCTTCTGGGTCTCTGCCAGTTTCTCTTGCTGACGCACCTGACCTTCGATGTCCGTGCCACCCAAGAAGATCGCAGCTTCCTTGTTCCGGCGGCTCCTGTTCACACCGTCGTTGTCCCCACCAAGGCCACGGATGGCGTTGGCGATCTCCTGATCGGAACCAGTGCGAACAGCCGCGATGATGCGACCGGGGAGCTGCCCGTAGTTGTAGGCGATGGACGTGAGCGCGGCTTGCTGCTGCGGGGAGAACGTATCGAAGCGAGCCCCGCCGACCTGCTCCCTCGTCTTGGGCAGGAACTCTTGCCCGACCCGGCGGATCAGGTCACGGTTGGCGTCCTCGACCGAGACACGCATCCCCTTGACAACCTTCTTGATCGAGCCGTCGGCCAGAGTGATCGTGTCGGAGCCAAAGCCCACACGCTGGGCGTTCACGTCGAAGTAAGGGGTTGAGCGGAACCCTTCAAACTCACGCAGCAGGGAAGCCGCAGCTTCCACGCCCGTGCTGCCCGCAGCGAGGCCACCGACATCCGCAGCGAAGGAGCTGGTCAGCTCGTTCTTGGCTTGGTTGGCAAGGCGCATCGCCCGCTCGACATCCCCGAAGGTGCGGGCTGTTGCGATAGCCCCTTCCAGCAGTTTGTCGATGGCGTCGATCTCGCCAAGAAGGTCGAGCTCTTTCTTGAGGTCTGGAACCTTCTCGGACAACCCGAGGATCGCAGCTTCAAACTGCTCCGCTTTCTGTGCGGCTGTTTCTGTCTCGGCAGCAGACTCTTTGATAGAGCCCACCAGCTCGTCGAGTGCTTCCTTGGCCTCTTCGTCCGTCCCGACCTTGGCCCGCAGTACAGCTTCAGCCTCTTCGACTGCTTTGGCCTGCTGCTCTACGCGCTTGGCTGAGTCCAGCAAGGACTCCGCGTAACGGTTGGATGCGTCTGACCCGTCGCCGAACTCTTCGCTGATCTTGTCCACCTCTTCAGAGAGGTCTTCCAAGGCCACCTGACCGTTACCCACCCGGGTGATCAGATCGCGGATCGCCTCGTTGAAAGCCTTGGGTGCGCCCGATGACAGGTTGGCCCCGAAGAAGGTGGTGGCGAAGCTCGCACCGTCCAGACGGTTGGCCGCGTCGAAAGCGTCTGTGGCCTCGACCAAAGCGTCCTTGAGGTTGCGCAGGTTGCGCCGGGCCTCGGTGACCGTCAGGTTCTCGACTGCCACACGCCATGCTTCGACCGACCGCCCTGTTTCGTCGTAAGCGTTCTTCACGTCGTTGACGATCTTCTCGTGGCCGACCATGGCCTCGGTTGCTGAGTCCGCTTCGGTTGCCCAGAGGGCCACGCCTGCGCCAATGGCTGCCACCAACAGGCCGATGCCCGTAGTGGACAACAGTACGCGCAGAGCCCCTGTCAGGCCGAGCACAGCGCCCCGTACAGCGGTCAGGCGGCCAGTGGCAGTGGTGCTCGCCAAGCCAACAGCTCGGAGCCCCCCTGCTGCGCTCAGGGCGTCAATCGCAAAGACCTTGAAAGCCCCCGCGATGGCGATGACCAGAGGCGTCAGGCGCAGGGCCAAGAACGCGGTCCCGGCAGCAGCAAGGACGCGGAAGTTTTCGACCGCGAAACCGATGAAGTCCACCAGAGAGGCCAGAGCTGAAGACGCCCGCTCGGTGAAGGCCCGGAAGTCCGCAGAATTGAGCAAGCTGGTCAGTCGATCCGCGAAGTCTCCGAAGGCTTCAATGAACCCTGCTTGGCCGAAACGGACGAGGGACTCGAAGGCTGCGTTGCCGAGGCGACCGATCTGCGCGGTTACCGACTTGAGCGCATCGCCCAGACCGGGGCCAAAACGCTTGGTCAGCTCGTCAGCGAA